CGACTTGATTGCCTTGGCTTCCTTCAGCTCCTCGCCGTAGGTTTCCTTGCCTTTGAACAGGTTCATGCTTTTGGTAGCCATAGTGTCACCGCCTTTTGAAAATTTACGGCCTTTGTCAGCCGCTGTGAAGTCTTTACCCACACTCTGAGGGACGCCAGCTTTCTTGGCAAATGACGGTGAGTGTGCAATAGCCGCCATGAAATTGTGTTGTGCTTTTGAGGAGGAAGGCATTACTTTTTCCCCATCCACCGCTGTACGGTGTCAGTTTCACAGATGCGTATGATCGACCATACGATACTTAGCGCCGCAGCAATAGAGGGAAGCATATCAACAAGTGTCCCAAGGACGGTAGCTATTGAGAGCGCATCAACGACGTGTTTTACCGTCGTGTCAAGGTGGGTGGCATGGTCTTTCATGTCAGCATTTCCATCTAGCTAGGGAGGCGGCTTTCCGGGTGGGTTTGCCTTTTTCATCTTTCATTGGGCCGGGAACCCCTGCCATTCTTGAGCAAAATGAATCTTTTCTTTTGCCGCCCTGCGGCTGCGGTGCTTTCAGGTTGCTACCTGTGGCTGCATTGTAAACTTTGCGACCTTTTGCGGTCAGTCCAGCGCCCTTTGATACTGGGAGCTTCTCGCCTCGGCCTACAGCTAGTGATGGGTTTTTAGCCATGATAAGAAAGTGTCGTGTAGACATCCCCAAAGCGAGTTACTGCGATTGTACCCATATGTGGCTAGTCGTCAAACACATAGATAGTTTTCCGTCCTGCGGGGGCGTATGTTCCGGTATATATGGCACCGGGGCCATAGGTCACGCCAAGCCGCACATCTGCGGGGTTAGGGTATAGCGGGGAGTGTACTGCCGCACCTACAACAATGGTGCCGGGGCCTACCAAAACTCCAGTGGTCTGATGGGTAACAGTCCTAGCTGCCGCACCAACAATAATTGCGCCGGGGCCGGTAAGCGCGCCAGTTGTACCAAATGCACGGAATCGTGCTGCCGTACCCGCAACGGCTGACCCTTGACCAGTGAGTGCCCCGGTGGTATTGAATGCCCGAAATCTGGTTGCAGAGCCAGCTACGACCGTTCCCGGCCCTACCAGCGTACCTGTAGATGTAAACGCTCTGAACCTAGTTGCAGCCCCGACTACCGTAGCGCCCTGACCAACAAGTACGCCCGTCGTTGTATGTGGGATGATTGCGGCTTGCCTGTCTGCGGAGCCAACAATAACTGCTCCCTGACCCGCCAGTACGCCAGTAGTGCTAAAAGCCCTAAACCTAGTTGCGGCACCTGCAACTACCGACCCCGGCCCCACCAATGTGCCTGAAGATACGTGGGGTATTACAAGCGCTTGCCTATCTGCGGAACCAACGATGACCGCACCGGGGCCAACCAGAGTGCCTGTGGTCTGGTGGTTTGGTATCTTTGCAGCAGCACCAACAACGACCGCGCCTTGGCCTACTAACGTACCTGTAGTTGGGTGTGGGATATTGTGGACGGATGTGCCAACAATCGTCGATCCCTGACCAACCAGAACCCCTGTTGTGCTGAACGCATGGAACCGAGTGGCAGCCCCTACAACTGTTGATCCCGGGCCTACCAGCGCACCCGTAGTAGTGTGCTTGGCGTTGTAGACTGCGGCCCCGACAATGGTGGAGCCCGGGCCAACTAGCGCCCCAGTGGTACTGAAGGTTCGGAACCGGGTAGAAGACCCAACAAGCGTTGTACCGTTACCAACCAATACGCCGGTTGTTGTGTGGGCTACAGCGCCTGTTTGGCGGTCAGCGGAACCATTGATTAACGAGCCGGGACCGGTAAGCGCCCCAGTGGAACTAAATGCCCTGAATTTATCTGCCGCACCAACAATGACCGCTCCGGGGCCAACGAGCGCACCAGAAGATACGTGGGGAACAATCGCTGCTTGTCTATCCGCAGAGCCAACTACAACTGCTCCGGGGCCAACAAGCGCACCGGTGGTTGTGTGCAGAGCGCTATGAACCGCCGAACCAACAATTGTTGATCCCTGCCCAACAAGCGACCCAGTAGTGCCGTGAGTTAACGGCCCTGCTGCTTTATCCGGTATAACTGCTGGGTAAAGAGAATTACCCGGTGCAGCAAGAATGAGTGTCTTGCCACGGACTGTACTGCCCTGTAACGCACCGCGTCTAGTGATGCGGAACGGCATTTTTTACTCCGATACGGCGCGAAGAATCCCGCTATATGTCGTGGCTGTGGTGGCCGGCTTAGGCAACTCAATGAAGCTCAAGCAGGCATTGTCAAAAATTGCCGTCAAGTTCAGAGCCGTGTAAAGCCCATCGTCCAAGCAAGCCATGTTTGCAATTGGGCAAGCATTGATGGCAATGGGGTGTCCAATCACCCAGTCCATAGTACCCGTTGCTACCGCAGCGCTGGACTGCATATTGGTCAAGGCTTTGATGCCAACATCACCCAAGGCAAGCGGGGCAAACCAACTACCCTGACCCGCTGCCAAATCAATGCCGCCTACAACACACGCTGATACCCCCGTCGCTACAGGCATATTAGCTGATAAGTTATCTTGGTCGAGATACACCATACCCGTAGTAGACGCGCCTACTGCCCAGTTGTGAGCCGTTGCAGCCAGCACCGTAGTGGGGTTTGCCGGGAAGGCAAAGTTGCCACCAATGTAATTTTGGTCGGTTGATGTCGTAGACTGATACCGAGTTGGTACACCCGAGACTGCTGTTGACGTAGCAGCGGTCAGTGCTGCTCCACAAGCCACCGAAAACAAGCGGTCGTACAACAGAAGTGAGTTGTTGATAACAGACGCGCCAAGAGTCCAGTTAAGGTAGTGGCCCGTATTTGCAGTGCCCAAGTTACGGAAACCCAGTGCCCCTGTAGTGGCTGATGTGGGAATAGTGCCGCCCGGTGCAGCGGCCCCTGCTGCGCCTGCAATAGGTTGGCCTACCCGAGTCCACAAGTCGTTAGCATTACCCACGGCGTTGGACGCCACGCCAGTCTTGGCAAAGTTCATTGCCTGACCCTTACCACCCGTATAGGCGGCAACAACTGCATCAATAGAGGCAAAAGCCCCCACTGAGTACATACGCTGGTCTTGGGCGCGGATCAGTTCTACCAGCGTCCCCAAAGCCTTAGATTGCTTAGCCTGCAATGCGGCTTTGTTCATCAGCTTACGCAGCGTAATAGCGGCTCCGTCCTTTGCGGACATATGCTGACCAACTTGAATCTCACCCGTGAAGTCACCACCCGGCATTACATGGACGTTACCCGGAACACCATGCAGAGCAATAGGCCAATAGAAACTGCCACACTCTTTCGAGATGCGCTCAACCTGATCTTTGCCAAGCCATCGCTCTAGGCGGTCGCTGTGAGTATGCTTAGTCATTACATGGCCCCATCCATTTTTCTGGGTTTTCCGGGGTATTCCACCCAAGAACAGCATCGCCTACAGGGTTGGGTTCCCCAAAAGCCGTATGCACAAATTCACACATCTGGTTGCAGATGCTGCACTGAAACATTACGCCGTGTTCAGTATCCTCAACTACAACCATTGCGTGTGGCATTATGCGCTCAGGGCGGTATAAGTCAGGCTAGAGCAAGAAACCGTATCGCCAGCCGCTACAGTCAAGCCGTTGGTCATGTTAATGTCCGAGCCAGATGCTGCCACCGCGCAGTGAATTACCACCGTACCGCCAGAGGTCTGCAACGTGGCTGTAGCCACCGGAGAGGCATTACCCGTGGCGTTGGTGTCAGCCGAGATGGCATTGGCTGTGGCGGTGCCTGTTGACGAGGCTGCAAAAGCCGTAGCACTCAAAGAGAGCGTAGCGACAACTGTGCCCGGTGCGCTAACAGTTCCAGACAATCGGAATGCCAACTTGCCAGAAGTGCTGATCAATGCCGTTACGGCATCCGTTGCTGCGTTACGTGCCGCTGTCGAGTGTGTCACTGCCAAAATAGTTCTCCTTCAGTTGATTTTCGTCGAGGAATCCGACCAATTCGTAGTCCTCAACAGCGCCGGTTTCTTTGCGTGTGACTTGCACCGAGAAGCGCAGTTCACCAACTTGTCCACTAAGTTCGCTCATACTTCCTCCAGAATAGCCGTCACCGCAACACTGCCTGCAACACTAAGCGAGATAGACAACGGCCCGTCAATAGGGCCTGTTACTAGCTGCCGCTTACTTAGCGCATATACCCGGTACTTTTCTTCCGCGCCCAAGAACACTTGGATTAGCGGCGAAGATGTGAGCGCCGGGTCACTGATAGCGTAAATCCACCGTAGTTGCACGCTTTTCCCGGTGACAGGTGTGTACACAACTGTTGGCCCGGTGTCGGTGATAGTGGCAACTACGTGGGTGTAGTTTTGTTCGCCACTATCTAGCCCTTCAACGTAGCTGACGCCACTTACTGCCATTACTTACCCCAGCTTTGCACGGAGCGTATCAAGGGCCTTTTCAGCAGCAGCTTTGCGCTTCTCAAGGTCCATGATTTCGGCTTGCATCACTTTAACCGCTGTAGCGTGCTCGGCCTGTGCTGCGGAGGTATCCGCTGCAATCTGAACACCCACCTTAGTCAACACTGCCGCGCTTTCAGTGATCTGGTCCTCAATGGCTGCGAGTCGGGCTTTAGCTGCGGCATCCGCCGTTTTGGCCGCATCCGCCGCGGCTTTCTTTGCTGCGTTGATCTCCGCTAAGACCACGCCCTTCTGAGCGCTCGCGGCTACCAACTCGGTATTGAGGGCAACCAAGCGCTTGTCAGCTTCTGCATAAGCAGCTTCAATTTCTTTGCTGGCTTTATCCAACTCCAGACGTTTCGCAGCCAGCCCGCGTTCAAAGTCAGCCTGCTGTTCAGCCATGTTGATGACGTCTGGGATAACGTCAATAACCGGACCCCACGTTGCTTGGAAACGGCGCAGTGCGCCAATGTCAATTGCCATGATTATCTCCCCGGCATGCCAGCTTGAACAACCGTCAGAGTAGCGGTACCGCTAGTCCAAATGGTTATGTTCAACCTAGTCGCAGTAACAGGATACGCGTAGTTGCCATCCGAAGATGCCGTCTTTGTAACCAGCGTTGCATGGCTAAACCATGTTGCAGTTGCGGGATCAAAGTTGTTTGCGTACACATCATCAAAGGTGTGCTGCACCGTGTATGTCAGCGAGGCTCCTGCCGACAAAACTACAGCCAGACCCACATTGAAGGGGTCTGCGTAGGTGTCAAGTGGGATAGTCGCAGAAGCTGTCTGCGACCCCACAGTAACTCGGATTGGCCGCATTGTTAGCCCCTAATTAGGCAGAAACAGGAACGCTAGTGCCGTCAGCATTGCGAACCATGTAGGCAATTATCAGTGTTCCAGCACCCGTAGTCAACGTACCTGCCTTAGTGGCGGTGTACGTGATGATGGCGTCGGTAGAGCCTACGTTAGCCAGCAAAGCAACAACTGCCGCAGTAGTACCTGCTGCCATTGCATATGGTGCCGCAGGGCCGGTAACCGTGGTTGCCGTGTAAATGTCTTGACCACCCATTGTGAGCTTAACCGTAACAGCGGCGGAATATGCTTCCGTCGTGTAAAACTGTGCAGCGGTAATCATTGCCCCGGCAGGCAGCACAAGCGCAGTCCCGGTCAGGCTGGCGTTAACGGCAGCAAAACCAAAAGAAGCGGAGTTGTTTTGGGCAACAATGGTTGCGCCAGTATTACGGATCAAACCGGCAGTGGTGCCCGTAGTGTCTTTAACAGTGCCAAGCAGCCAAGGGCCGAGGTGAGTTGCGATTCCCATGATTTGTCCTTACATACAAGATAAGCGCATCAATCGGTATGTCGTCTGCCGGGACAGTTTGATGCACCGGAAAGCCCGGAGTAGCTGCAATATATCACAAGTCTGTCGGGGGCACCCGTTTCTTTGGGGCCAGTGGACGGAGAAGTGGCGAATTTCGTAGGATTACGAAAATGTCCGGTGTAAAGCTCGTAAGCGTTACGACACAGGTAATGTACGATATAAAGCCGCAGGCAAAGAAAAAAGGGAGCCGTAGCTCCCTTTTTTATAGCAGTGTAGCTAGGCTACACGCGGCTTACGCGCCTGCAGAGCCCCAGATGCCCAACGCATCAGACCAGCCAAACGAGTATCGCTCACGAGCTTTGTATCTCACGTTGCCTGTGTCAAAATCACCATCCATTGACGTAGTCAAGGCAGCACGTTCGAAATGCTTCAGGCCGTTTGGCACATCGGTCAGCAGGTACCAGCCGTTGACGTCGGTCAAGAAGTGGTTGACGGAGTACCCTTGTGGGATAGAACCGTTGTTCTTCAGTGCGTTGATGTCATTGTCCGTGGTGCCGACGCGGAGGTTGGTCTCCAGCAAGCGGGTGGCAACGAACATCAGCGACGGCGGAACAATCATCTTCTTGGGGCGAGCAGCGATCAGCAGACCGCGCTCATCAGTCCATGCAGCGATCTGGATCACGGCATTTTCCAACGAGGTCTCGTTCAGATCGACGCCAACAGTGGGGCTGTTGTAGTTGACACCGCCGCCAGTCAGCGGGTGGCCGACGCGGGTGCTAGACGAGTTGTTGCCAAACAGCGTAGTGCCGTCACCGCCCAGATACGAGCCATTGAAGCCGTTGTTGATGACCGCGGCAGCCTTAACCTGCTTGGTGTAAGCCATTGCACGGGCCAGAGCCTTGGTGTAACGGGCCGACAGACTGTCGTACAGGTTATCTTCCACAGCCTCTTCGGTGACCGAGAAACCAAGTGCGATGGTCTCATGGTTGTACCGGGAAGTGAAAGCTTCCTGACCGTTGTCATACGCAATGGCGGAGCCCTCGTTCTTAACGGGGGCAGCACCAAAGCCAGACAGCTTGGTCTCTTCTTCGAACGAACGCTCCGATTTCTCGGTGTCGTACAGTTCCTTGTGCTCTTCGCCGTAACGAGCGTACTCGAGACCGAAAAGGGCATTCAGACCGGGAAGGAGTTCCTTCAGTAGTTGTGCGCGTGAAATTGCCATGATTTAGCTCCTTAGATGCCGGTGGCGTTAGAGTACGAATGCGACGCCGGGTTGAACTTCACCAGAATGTCGGTGAAGCTATCGCCAACAGTGGAGAAACCCTGCATGTCAACAAACCCAACGACACGGAATGCGCCGCCAGTGGTAATGGCCGAAGAGCCAATAACAACAGCAGAAGTCGAGTTGCCAGTGCGGGTGCTACCAGTCGAGGTAGATTGCACAGCGTTCAGGTACACGTTTGCACCAAGGGCTGCTTGCGCAACAGTGCCAACCGATTGCACTTGGAACACAGCGCGGTCATCATCCACAACGTACGCCGTGATAGCCGTGCCGGCAGGAGCGGCGTAGCTGGCAGGGTAGTACTGCGAGTAAATAACTTGGCCCTGAGCATTCACGTAGGAACAACCGACGAAAACGCCGATGGTGCCTGCGGGGAACGGGGTGCTGTTATCACCGTTGGTAGTGACCACGTTGAGGTAGCCGCTGGTGTTCAACGCCACGATGGAGCCGTTGAAGATGTTCACAGCGTAACCGGCTGGGTCGATCAGAAAAGAACGAGTGCTACCTGCGTAGGGTAGACCCCCGATCAGGTTGACGGGCTTAAGCCCGTAGGGAGAAGCTACTGATGCCATTTAAGGACTCCTTGATTATGAACCATTGCCAAACCCACGGCCACGGCTGCTTGTTGACTTGCGGTCAGCAAAGAGCGGCATACGCGGGTCATTGTTGCGCATATAGCTGTTGTCCACCGATTCCATCTGGTTCTGAGCCTGATTTTCGTAGTACTCGTCCCGGGCTCTCGCTTTCTCGGCGGACATCTTGCAGAGCATGAGGCCGCCAATTTCGATATTCCCTGAGTCGCTACCCATCAGCATCATCTCCGGATGGTCTGCAGCCTTTACCGGCACCCAGCCGTCGCGCATCTTTTTGGACACGTTGGTTGGATCGGACTTACCAAGAATGTGAGTCGCTACCCAGCGAAAAATAAACCCGGGTTCCGGTGTCGGGTCAGGCAACGCATTCGGCGGTTGATAGACCATACGCACACTTTTCTCGCGTGAATTCAATTCACGATTCGTTCGGTTTTGCACTTCAGCCATTTGATTTCTCCAGTTTCAGAACTTCTGCAGCGTATTGCTGCGGGGTAAGACCATACT